TATGGAAATAAGGGTGGTGATAATAATACTGAGGGTACTTATTATGGAGGAGGTGGAGGTGGTGGAGCAAGTGAAGCAGGTAAAAATGGTGGCTTAAATTCTAATCAGGGTATAGGAGGTAATGGTTTGGCTCAAATAACAATATCAGGAACCACATATAATTTTAAAACATTTTTTGGATTACCTACAACAGGAACTGGAGAATATATTTCAGGAGAAGATAATATATATTTTGCTGGCGGAGGTGGAGGAGGTCATACCTATAATCCTGCTAATGGTGTATCACAAGAAAAAAATGGTGGTAAAGGAGGTGGAGGTCAAGGGCGTGGAAGTAATAATGGTGTAGCTGGATTGGCAACTACTGGTGGTGGTGGTGGTGGCGGTGGTGGAGGACACGGGCGTGGAGGCAACGGCGGTTCTGGTATTATTATTATAAGATATTTATCAGCAATATCATCATCAACAATTGAACTTGTAAGAGGAACCTCTACAGACGCTAACAGAGACTACAAATTAGGAAACTACGGTAGTGAGTTCAAGGTTATATCATCAACATCTGGTTTTGATACAGATTATATAAAAATAACTACAGCAGGTGCTATCTTCAACCCTACAGGAACAGCAAGTTGGAATACCGGCTCCGACAGGCGAATAAAAGAGAATATTGAGAGAGCATCTTATGAAAAATGCTATGAGAATATTAATAAATTAGAATTAAACCGCTTTAATTATGTAGAAGGGTTCAATACGGTTTCTAGGGATAACAAACAATTAGGGTTTATAGCACAGGAGGTATATGATATATTCCCCAAAGCAATCTCATCACAAGGATATTATAGTGATACTTTGTGTATCCCTGACTTACTATCAATAGATGTATCGCAAATAAATTATTCACTATATGGTGCTGTTAAGAAATTGATAGAGATAAATAAGGAGAAGGACAAGCGTATAAAAACTTTAGGATATCAATTAAAAACTTTAGAAACATTTCTAAATATTGATATTAATAATACAAGCAACATCACAATAGATAGCGGTGATACTAGCAATATAACAATAGATAGCGATGATACTAGCAATATAACAATAGATAGCAGCGATACTAGCAATATAACAATTTATACTAGCAATCTCGTAATAGATACTAGCAATATAACAATTTATACTAGCAATCTTGTAATAGATACTAGCAATATCATATTAGATACAGGTAATATTACAATTTATACAACCAATATGGTAATAGATACTAGCAATATCACAATTTATACTAGCAATATTGTAATGGATACTAGCAATATCATATTAGATACCAGCAATCTTGTAATGGATACCAGCAATATCGTAATAGATACTAGTAATATAGCATTAGATACTAGTAATATCGCTATAGATACTAGCAATATCGCTATAGATACCAGTAATATCGCTATAGATACTAGTAATATCGCTATAGATACTAGTAATATCGCTATAGATACTAGCAATATCGCTATAGATACTAGCAATATCGCTATAGATACTAGTAATATCGCTATAGATACTAGTAATATCTCATAAATACAATAGATTGAGATATATCCAGTAAATCTGTATATATAAAAAATAAATCCCCCCATTCTAATATATTATTTTTGTAATTCATTAACAAGTTGAATATCCCTATAATAAATTTCAGGACGCAAGTCAGTCTCGTTATATCCTTCATCAACCTTCAACCAATTATCAGGAAATAAATCGTCAGTATTATTTCCAGCGACCTTATACCAACTATTAGGGTATAAATCATCCTCAACAATTGTTCCATCAAATTTAGAACCAAGCCAAGTTTTAGGGTAGCATACAATAGCATCTTTTGATGTAGTTAGGTAGGCACTAAACCAAGCGAAGGTGCTATTCGGGATTATATGGTGTTTCGCTGATGTCGTAATAAATAACTGTTCCCATACAGGGATTTCATCAGCAACCTTCTTATATCTTAAGTCCTTGCCTGTTTGTTCCTTTAGTGCCTTGTTGATTTCTTGATTATAGTAATCCACAATTTTATTATCAGTATCTCTACAAACATATAAAATCTCATAGTCATAAATATCAACGCCTCGTTCTAGCAAGACCTTGAATGCCTCAATAAAATACTTGGGTTTATGTACCACCTGATATAACTGTATATGATGGTCGTCGTCAGCAGACCCAGAGCGTTCCTGTATATCGCAATTAACAAGTTGCTGGATTACAATCGTTTTATTCATACTATATTCGGGGTATTTTGCTAAAACATTATTGATTTTTTCATCAAACCCTAGAAGGCTCTTAATCTTATCTATATTATTTGCGAAATACTTAGGACTTCTAAAATACCCATCAACGATAGCATCATCGGCAAATACAGGGATTTCTTTATATACATAATCTAGAGCCATAGTATAAGTTTCCTTAACAGTTTTGTCAGGATATACTTTTGAACCAATATTGCTAAATATGGTATCCCAGAAATAGGTATGTGGCGTAGCCTGTGCCATCGCATCTTCTCTCATATAAAACCTATAATCAGCACATTTATTATCAAAATAATATGATAATATCGCAAAGACTACAAATAACTGGATACTTATATCTCCATATACGAGTGCGCCTATGGTATTCATTATTATTTATATAATAATCTGTCATTATATGCTTTTAGAGTATTATCGTCATAGTATTTTTTACAAGATAGACTTTTAATAGAGCTTACTAATTCTAGATTATTCATGTAATTAAAATAAGTAATATAATATATATTATAATAATATGAGTATTATAGATGTCTTGGTAAAAAATGAGAATGCCGGTAGACCTAGAATAAGTATAGTTAATAACAATCCAACATATGGTGTTGTTAATTATATTACTAGTAATGTAATATTTTCTATATTGAATGTAATTGGAGGCAGTATACAAGCTAATTCTATTATTTATTCAAATTTAATTAATAATTATGTTGAAAGTGTAGCAAACTCAAGCCAGTGGACTACTTCAGGGGCGAAAATTTATTATAATACGAGTAATGTCGGCATAGGCACCATAGACCCTGTAGTGCCTTTACATATATATAATACTTCTAATGTTAGGTTATTGCTAGATACCACAACAACCGCACCAGCAACCCTAGAGTTCAGGAGAGGTTATGGAGCTGACATGCAAAACGACTATAGATTTATTAATGATACTAACGGGGCTATTAAATTACAGATACAGAATACAACACAGATATTTGACGATACAGAAACAAATTTAGCGTGGTTCTCTTCTAACGAAACAATAATACATAAGAATACTTCTATTAATGGTAGAGTTGGTATAGGGACTACATATAATGCGACAAGGAGTTTAGATGTTGTCGGTAATGGTAATATATCTGGGATATTGAGTATTTCTAGTAGTAATGCTATTATTACAAATAGTTTAACTAATAATACATCTTTTACAATACATAATGGTTTAATACATCCTGTATCATCATCGCCAGTAGCGACTACTACGGGAACTACAGGTGCTTATACATATCAGGTTTTCACATATACCACAGAGACTGGAGGGGCTGGGACAGGACAGAGTTTATATACTTTAACAGTATCAAGGAATACGATTTGTGATGTGCTGGTTGTTGGTGGAGGTGGGGGCGGTGGTATGAATGCTGGAGCGGGTGGTGGTGCTGGAGGTCTTATACTTTTAGAAAATACTACATTATCAACAGGAACTTATACTGTTAGAGTAGGAGATGGTGGTAATGGAGGCACAACAAGTGATCTTAATACAGTTGCTTCAAATGGTAAGAACTCATTATTTGAAACTAATATAGCAATAGGAGGAGGTGGTGGTGGTAATAGCGGAGGTGCTAATGGTAATGATGGTGGTTCTGGGGGTGGTGCGGGTAATGCGGAGACTGGTAATAGAACAGGAGGAGCAGGAACAGCAGGACAAGGATTTAAGGGTGGTGATGGGACTATTCCAGGTGGTGGTAATAGAACAGGAGGGGGGGGAGGTGGTGCTGGTGCTGTGGGACAAAATAGTGTTTCATCAACAAGGGCAGGAGATGGAGGTATAGGAAGAAATATGAGTTCAACCTTTGGAACATCAGTAGGTCAATCTGGATGGTTTGCTGGCGGTGGTGGAGGCGGTGTGCATAGTGGAACCGGAGGAACAGGAGGAACAGGAGGAACAGGTGGTGGCGGAAGCGAAAATGTAGTAGGAACAAATGGAACAGGTGGGGGTGGAGGTGCAGCAAGGAGTGGTAGTGGTGCAGGTAGAAAAGGCGGATCAGGCATCGTCATCATAAGATACTTAACACCACTAATAACATCATCATCCATAGATTTTATTAGAGGAACCGCCGCAGACGCTAACAGAGACTATAAACTAGGAAACTATAATAGCGAATTCAAAATTATCTCTTCAACATCTGGCGTTGATACAGATTATATTAAAATAACTACGGCAGGTGCTATAACAAACCCTACAGGAACCGCAAGTTGGAATACCGGCTCCGACAGGCGAATAAAAGAGAATATTGAGAGGGCATCATATGACAAATGTTTTGAAAATATTAATAAATTAGAGTTAAACAGGTTTAATTATATAGACGGCTTTAATACGGTTTCTAGGGATAATAAGCAGTTAGGATTTATAGCACAGGAAGTTTATGATATATTTCCGAAAGCAATTTCTTCACAAGGATATTATAGTGATACTTTAATTATCCCTGACTTGCTATCTATAGATGTATCACAGATAAACTACTCGTTATATGGGGCTGTCAAGAAATTAATAGAGATAAATGACGATGACAAAAAACAGTTGAGCTCTTTTGACAATAGAATAAAAGCAATAAAAACAATTTTAAATATTGATATGGAACTAACCACAAGCAACCTTTTAGATACTAGTAACGTTATATTGGATACTAGCAACCTTTTAGATAATACTAGTAATGTTATATTGGATACTAGTAATCTTATAGATACTACTAGTAATGTTATATTGGATACTAGTAATGTTATAGATACTACTAGTAATGTTATATTGGATACTAGTAATGTTATATTGGATACGAGCAACCTTTTGGATACGAGCAACCTTCTATATACTACTAGTAATGTTATTATAGATACTTAAAAACATCTACACTATATCGTAGATATCTTACATATATTTTATTTTTTCATAAAAAATGATAATACGCATCATATATTAAACCTATTACAAAGATGAATATTTATAAGTTCTCAGCATTATTCTCTTCTTCTTCGCATAGCATCGCTAGCGTGCCTATAACAGATATTGAGGATATTGCTGCTAATGCTCCTGCTAAGCAGGCTTCACACGCTTCGCACGCTTCGCACGCTTCACATACAGATATCGCAACAGAGCATCACCATATCCACAAAGAATACAAAGATAGCAGCGTATTTAATGGGCTACTAGAGTGTCTAGCAGAAGAATTCAAAGACAATATGGATACTTTCAAGACCACCAGCGATATTGACAAGTTTAAAAAGGGGATACAAAAAAAGTATAAGTATACTATATCTAATGCGGAGTTCATCAAGATATACAAATATCTTGATTTAGATAACCAGCAGTTGCGTAATCTCATTACAAAGAAAAAATGTAAGTCCAACTCAGGCGTTCTTGTGATAACTGTGCTAACATCAGCGCACCCTGAGTATATTGATAGCGGTAGCGACGACGGCGACGGCAGCAGCGGCAGCAGCGTAGTTAAACGAGCGAAGTTTTCTTGTAAGCACGATTGTGCCTATTGTCCTAACGAGCCAGCCCACGAGGGTAATAATTGGGTAGCCCAGCCAAGAAGTTATTTATATGCGGAGCCCGCAGTATTACGAGCAAATGCGAACGATTTTGACCCAATAAAGCAGATGAACTCTCGTATATCATCGCTGATAAATATGGGACATATACCAGATAAACTGGAGATTATTGTATTAGGTGGAACTTGGAGCGAGTATCCTCGTAATTACCAAGACCGCTTCATAACCGATTTATATTATGCGGCTAATAGTTATTTTGATACGGCGAAGCGACCAAAACTATCCTTAGAAGAAGAGATAGAGATTAATGAGACGGCAAAGATACATATCATCGGGCTAACTCTAGAAACACGACCGGATACTATAACATTAGAAGAGATTGCGAACTTTCGCCGATATAATTGTACGAGAATACAGTTAGGCGTCCAGCATACAAACAACGCAGTTCTAAAGAAGATTATGAGAGGGCATACGATAGAACGAGCATATGAGGCAATAAAAATGCTGAAGAATAATTGCTACAAAGTGGATATTCATATAATGCCTAACCTACCAGCAGCCTCTTACGAGATTGATAAGGCGATGCTAGAAGAAATCTTGTATGACGAGCGAATACAAGCAGACCAGTATAAGATTTACCCGACTGCTATAGTTCCTTATACGCGTATTAAGCGGTGGTTTGAGGAGGGCACCTATATTCCTTACGATGACTTACTATTATACCAGTTGATAAAGGACTTTAAGCAGAAAGTCCAGAAATACAAGCGGCTTAATCGTATTATTAGGGATATACCAGGACACTACATAGAAGGCGGCTATTCAACCAAGTTTGTGAATATGAGGCAACTTCTACAGGATGATATGCGGCTAAATAAGTGGGGATGTAAATGTATAAGATGCCGAGAGATTAAAGGGAACCAAGTATTGCGAGAAAATATTAAGTTAAATGTAGAGAAGTATAGGGCATCTGGATGCGACGAGTATCATCTCAGTTTTGATACTTGCTGCGATAAAAATTATTTGGTCGGGTTTCTGCGATTACGACTAGCCGATGCGTCCAGCGACGCCGTGTTGCCCTCAATAAAAGGCTGTGCGCTTATTAGAGAACTTCATATATATTCTAATATAAGTGATGTGGGAAACAATATAGAGGGCTCGCTACAACACAAGGGATATGGTAAGCAACTTGTAGCGAAGGCTGAGGATATTGCTAGAGATAATGGATATCGCAAAGTAGCTATAATCAGCGGCACAGGCGTTAGAGGATATTATAGGAGACTAGGGTATCAGTTGGTTGATACTTATATGATGAAGGATATTTGATAGCGATTACTTGTTATTTGCCTACTGTTTTTACACCTTTGGACATTTAAAAAAGCCGAAAAGGTATAAAAATTTGGGTAGTACCAAGCGTGGACTTGGTATGAATTGATTTTTAATTTTTGTTTTATAAGTAATTGATTATCTCACCGTTAGGTTTCTTGTTCTGATAACAAAGTAATCAATTATAACCAAAATAATAGAACTTTCGTTCCAAACACACCATTATTTAGATTAACGATAGGTCTTATGCATGGTAGAGTTGCATCACTATCATCTTATAATATCGCTTAAATCTTATATCATTTTAATAGTGAAAAATCGGCATTTTAAATGTCCAAAGGTGTAAAATATTATAATATTATGAATATAATAGAATGAATACTAAATCGGTTGTTGCGGTTGTTAAGAAGCCGAAGGCAGCGAAAGCGGTTGTTAAGAAGCCTAAGGCAGCGAAAGCAGCCGTTAAGAAGCCTAAATCAGCGAAAGCGGTTGTTAAGAAGCCTAAGATAGCTCCTAAAGCAGCCGTTAAGAAGCCTAAAGCAGCAAAAACAGCGAAAGCGGCGCCTAAAGCGGTTGTTAAGAAGCCTAAAGCAGCAAAAACAGCGAAAGCGGTCGTTGAGAAACCTAAACGAGGTGGTGCAGGGAGTGGTTTTTTTAAATCTATGACAGGTATGTTTAGATTAAGAAGAACTAGTAATGCTATAGTACCTACACCTAGTAGATTAACACCAGTTATAAAATATACACCAGTCGTTGAAGAACAGCAGAAGGCTCCTATAGAAAAATGTATACGACCATCATCACCTAGTATATTATTAAAGAAAATATTAGATGATTATAAAACCTTATTTGTAGATAAGATTATACCTAATGAATTTACAGTATATGACTTATTAGATTTGATTGAGAATATAGCAAACAATCTAAACAAATTTTTTGAGGATTTTCTACACTTTTATCCAATAATTATATTTAAAGTAGATACAAGTAAGGATAGGGGTTATTATTATGATTATTATAAAACATTTTTAAGATTTCAAGATAAATTTGTTAAAATTAACAGCACAACACGGTATTATATACAACATTTAGCTGTCAAGTATTCTAACAGATATGAATTTAGGGATACAATATTTCCAAAATATTCACTATCAAGAGAACACCTTTCTGATTTTGATGATGGTAGCAAATTTTTAGATACTTCTAAAGTAGTATATAATGGGATATTAGATGGAACTCAAAAAGGTATGAAAGAATATGAAAGGTCTAGGTTGAATTTTTTTAAATTTAAATATGTTTTAGAATTAAAGGATTATGAGACGATGAGTGATGACAAAAACCCATTAACATTATATAAGGATTGTAGGTTAATTTTTGGAGATAGCTTTTACCTAGGTGAAATTGGTTATTTTAATAGGGATATTGTTGTAAAATTATATGAAGTATTACAAGATTTTTTCAGTTATATTGAATTTATGAAAATAGACCCAGAATTAGAACAAAAAACAAATCCAGAAATAATAGTACTATGTAGAGAATATATTGAAGATGCTAAAAAAACTGCTAATACAAATCTTGTTGCTCTTAATAAATTATATGAAAAACTCAAACTAGGAATGAAAAATATAGATAAGCGTCAACCATCAGGCTATTTAGAGGGTTATCGTTTTCGTCATACAGAGACAGGGTATGTATAAAACTAATCTTGCTAGAGATAATGGGTATCGCAAAGTAGCAATAATTAGCGGCACAGGTGTTCGTGGATATTATAGGAGGCTTGTGTATCAGTTGGTTGATACTTATATGTTAAAGGATATTTGATAGCGATTACTTGTTATTTGCCTACTGTTTTTTTAAAATATGATGAATATAATAGAATGAATACTAAATCTATTGTTGCGGTTGTTAAGAAGCCTAAGATAGCTCCTAAAGCAGCTAAAGCGGTTGTTAAGAAGCCTAAGATAGCTCCTAAAGCAGCAAAAGCGGTTGTTAAGAAGCCTAAGATAGCTCCTAAAGCAGCTAAAGCGGTTGTTAAGAAGCCTAAGATAGCTCCTAAAGCAGCTAAAGCAGCCAAAGCAGCCAAAGCGGTCGTTAAGAAGCCTATAAGAGGTGGCGCAGGGAGCAAAGCAGAAAGCCGGATAGCAGCATCAATAAGGAGAATATTCTCAGCCTCAGCAAGGAGAATAGGAAGCACATTCTTAAGATTACAAAGAAAAACACCAAGTAATGCTGTAGTAGCACCTACGAATTTATCACCCACCGCTATAGTAAAGGGTGAACGACTATATATTTTAAAGCGTGTGAGACCATCACCTTCTGTTTTATTAGATGTAATAAAAGATACCTATATATCTTATATGAATAAGATTATAGAAAAGAAATTTACAGCATATGACTTGTTAGTTTTGATTGACATAATAGCATTCAATCTAAACACCTTTTTTGAGGATTTTCTATACAATCATTCCACTATTAAATTTAAAGTAAATATGAAGATGAAGGCATATGCTGATGATTTATTGACATATCAATCTAAATTTGTTAAACTAATACAGGATATACGATACTATATACACAAATTTGGAGTATCATATAAAAATAAACCAAAAAGAGGAGAAGAATATTTTGATGCTTCAACAATAGTATATAATGGGATATTAGATGGAACTCAAGAAGGTATAGAAGGATATTATGCGAAGAGCCGTTTAAATTTTTTTACAAATAGATTAATTTTAGATATTGAAAGTTTAGATAGCTTAGATAAATTTAAATTAAAACAAAAAATTTATTTTGGAAGTTTTGCGTCTGTAAATGATAATCTTCTTATAGAATTTAATATTCTTATGATTGAATTAAATGAGATATTACAAGAATTTTTCGAGCATATTCAGCATATGGAAATAAATGAAGGTGTTAGCGTGCTAGATGAAAATAAATTAAAACAAAATAGAGAATATATTAAAGTTGTTAAGGAGACTGCTATAGTAAATTTAAGAATTATTACTTGGTTTTCTACATATACACTCAAACCAACAATTTATACTCTGTGAATATAATTTATTAGAATATACTTATATCATTAATATATTATCGCGGCTTCGCTGCTTTGCTTACATTTCATTACCTATAAATATTTGTATGTATAGCCATAATATTATTGGTTATCACTTCGTCGGTATTGCGATACCAGTTGTGACAATGGATAAAGTTTATTTTATTATAAAATAATATGTAAGCAATTGCTAGGTCTTCTGTGGTATATGGGTATGAGCCTGAGCCCTCGTCGTAATGAAAGATGTCGTAGCTGATAGCCTCCATATGTTCTATCAATATTTTACAGGTTTTATTAGAGAAGTATAGGAGTGGTCCGTGTATAAATATGGGCGTGATAGGGTGCTTGATATACTTGGCTATTTCTAAGCCTTTGATGTTATGCTGTGGATTGTCAAAATCTTCAGGGTGTTCTCTATAATAATAAACATAGTGTAGTGACTCGGTGGATTTGTTTTTGTATTTTGCTAAATCATGTTCTACCAGATTTTTACCGGAAGAACAATTACCTAAAAAATCTATGTCTTCTAATTCTTGGTCGCCGCCGCTACTGCTACTGCCGCCGCCGCTACCATCATCATTTGTTATAAGCCGTCTTTTAGGAGATGACAAGAATAACTCTAGCAATCTTTCGTTAAATATCAGGTCATCTCCAGACCGCAACACGCCATCTTTGATATCATAAATCTCATATAGGTATTTTAATGTTAGCACTAATTTTTTTAATAAATGGATATACGAGTCTTCACATTTAATTATCATTAGGTTATTAACAAGTTTATAATCGCAATCTAAGAACAAATCGCCTATCACATATACCACTTTCCATCCCGCATATTCGTCTCGTGGTAGTTTAAATTGTTGTAATCGTGAATTAGCGTATTTTTGACAACTCAATATAAGAATGATACCATTAACTGGGATTTTTGCGTCAGCTTCGCTCATAGTCATAGTATATTATTATGATTACTCTTCGTAATACTGCTTTATATCCTTATTTGCCGCTCGCTTTACCGCGTGCTAATATTTATTCAAGTTAGTATGTATAGCAATTACACCAACCTTATCAGGATTATTATAGTATTCATCATACATAGACAGCGTATGTATAAAACTAATCTTGTTAGAATACAAGATAAAGGATACCGCGCAATCTTCAATAGTGTAAGGATATGAGCCGGTGCCCTCGTCGTAATGAAAGATATCATAGCCGATGCTCTCCATATGTTCTATCAATATTTTACAAGATTTACTAGAGAGATAAAACATAATACCACAGGGTCCGACAGGGATATGAGGGCGCTTCACATACTTAGCAATTTCAACGCCTTTAAGGTTATGCTGCGGGTTGTCAAAATCCTCTTTATGACACATATAGTAATCCACCATAAAGGTATCATTAGTAGTCGCTTTAATATCCGCATCAGTTATCTCGTGTGCGAGCAGGCTGCGTCCCGAAGGTGATTTGCCTAAGAAATCTATGGGGATGCTAGCATCGCTATCGCTCGGCAATACCTTCGGCAATACCTTCGGCAATACCTTCGGCAACATAACAAATGCTTGTAGCAGTTCTTCGTTAAATATAAGGTCGTCGCCAGCCCTCAACACACCCTCCTTAATGTCATAGGTTTCATAAAGGTATTTTAAAGAAAGCACTAATTTTTTTAATAAATGGATATACGAGTCTTCACACTTAATAGTCATCAAATTCCCTTCAACTTTGTAATCGTCTTCTAAGAATAAGTCGCCAATAACATATATCACTTTCCAGCCCGCATATTCGTCTCGCGGTAGTTTAAAGTTCTTCACGCGGGTATTTAGGTGTTTTTGACAACTCAAGACGAGGATAATTCCCTTAACAGGTATCATCTTCTAAAAAACTAAATCTATTTAATATAGTGGGCTAAATATTTATATGGTTTTTGCGGCTCCCAAATGGCTACAAGTATCTACTTGTAATTATTCGTATGAAATGCGATACAGTTAGGGCTATTCTCCATATTGCCGCAAATATTATAGGAGAACTCCATAATATGCGCTGGAGACCCTTCTAATTCTTTATGCCAGTTATCCATATGTAATAGGTTGATGTTGTTTGCTAGCAGTATTAGCGGGTATGTTAAGTCGTCAATAGTGTAAGGATACGAATTGGATTTCTCGTGGTAATGATAGATATTGTAGCCAATAGCCTCCATATGTTCTATCAATATTTTAGAGGATTTGTTAGAGAAGTATATTAGTGGGCCGTGGAGAAATGCTGGTATATGAGGCATAGTTGAATATTTTAAAATATCAACGCCTTTTATGTTATGTAGCGGATTGTCAAAGTCTTCTTGGTGTGTTTCGTAATACTGGATTAAATGATAGTTTGTTGCGGCTCTATGGGGTTCAAAGGCAAATTGATGGTTTATTAGAGAACATCCTGATGAAGACCTGCCTAAGAAATCAATATCAATCTCTTTAGTGGTTATGTTATCAGTATTAATGGTAATCTTCTTAGGCATCCGCAAGAAGCCTTCTAGCAACCTCTCATTAAACACCAAGTCATCGTTAGCACGCAATACACCTTCAGCAATATCAAACATTTCATAAAGATATTTTAGAGATAATACAAACTTTTTAAGATTATAAATATATGCGTCTTCGCATTTAATAGTTAGCAGGTTATTTTCAAGTTTATAATCGCGTTCTAAGAACAAATCGCCAATTACACAGATTACCTTCCAATCTCCATAAGTCGCCTTCAGGTTAAGTTCCTTTAATCTAGTATGTTGATATTTTTGACAACTTGTTACTAGGATAATTCCTCTAACACTAACTTTGTTCGTCTTAGTAGAATTCGCTTCGCTCATACCCTTAACAGTTTCTTTGTTCGCGTCTTTCATTCTCTTTAAATTTTATATAGTTAATCTGTTTTAATACTTATATGCGTTTCTTAGGCTTTGGCTTTGTCGTAGCCTTTGGCGGCTTTGGCGGCTTCTCTAGCAACTCTTTTAATCCTCCAATAAACTTACCATTTTTAAATATCATAGGGAAATGGATATATGGGATAACTGTGTATTGTTTCATAAAATTATAGAAGTTATCTCGTTCTCTACAAGAACCTACAAACTTGTCGCAATTTATTACTGTAGCGATGCCTAGATGTTCTTTAGCCATCACACAGTATTTACAATTAGATATGCTGTAGATTGTATAATCGGTATTTGTCGGTTTTTTAAATTGCGGTGTAGTAGCATTCATTAAATAATATCTACTATATAATTAGATAATAACGGAGGTATGTCAGCAGGACCGAGAAGAAGTGGGCGTGTTGCTGATATGAATGCTGCGGCGGCAGCTGCGAGAGCGGCGAGAGGACAAGGACGAGCGGCGAGACCAGCTACGGCTCCGACAGGAAGAGCACCGACAGGACGAGCGCCAGCGGATGGCTACAAATTATCAACAGACCTAACAAAGAAGTCCCAGAATTTGATAGCAAGGAACGAACAGGAGTATATTGATTATCCTATAAATAGTGAGGATTGGATAGTGTTTTTTTGCGATTATTTTGATTATATACAGAATAACATAGACCCTTGTCTCTCTAAAATCAAGGGGCTCAGCCATCTAACAATAGCCGACCTTTACAAGGTGGATTTGTCAGGCGGCGGCTTTGACAGCGAGTTTGACAACTTTGACAAGTTGAATTATAATATCGGGTTATACGAGGCTTTATTTACGCAATTCAAGGATGGGACGAACAAGATTAACAATTGCGTCAGGCTCAATCTGCTGCTATCGTATATCGGCGCCGCCGTTAATCGTATGGCGGGACATTATAATAAGACATCGGCGAATGCCTTGATAGAGTTTTATAGGAAGATTGCGACTATAATAGAGATAGGCGTATATCCCGAGGTGTTTCTACATTATATGACAGGGGACAGCACGGGATATACGCACACAGTTGATTTAAATTACCACGGACAAGCGAAGGAGGCTTTTTATACGGGTATCTGGGTGCGTAAGCAGGAGTTCTTAGGTGTCGTAACGAGCGAAGGAAAGAACTATTGGAGAAAACTGGATAATGGGCTGCGGCTATTTACGAGAAATTATATGCGACGGCTCATAACATATATGCGCTCATATAATGCGACATATCCGCTAGGATACGAGTTGCCCTATAATTACAGCGCTGACCCAACAAAAATTGTTAAAAACCCGCTGCCTCTCAAAGGTGTTTATCAATACTCCACTCCTCCAGAAAACTACTATATCAGCCGTGATGATTGGAATTACATCCCTAATATATTCTTGCCTGATAATTGTGCTTGGAATTCTAGGGACAAGGATTACATAGACCCTACACGATGGAACCACCCGCCGCCGTCTTGGTGGATTGAACGGACTGTGGAATTATTTGAAGAAACTGAATGGTGGCATGTTAAAGATAGCGTGGTTGAAGCGATATCCACGAGATTAAGAGGGACTGTTAGGCACAAGAAGTGGATGGCGATAAACTGTATATTACCACAGCAATACGATAGTTATGATGAGTTGTGGGATGTTGAGTATGAGGACGAAAGAGACGATAGCAAAATGTATGAAGAGTATGAAGAGGCAGGGCATAGAGGGTATGGTGGCGGGCATAACGGCGGGAATGCTTGCTGTCTTGCTGGCGGGCACAAAGGGCTTGCTGGCGGGCACAAAGGGCTTGCTGGCGGCATATCTATGATGAATACTAAGGCTAAGGCTAAGGTGCGGCTAGAATTTAAGATAATACAGGATAAGGATAGGGAGATACATCCTGAAGTATATAAGGAGTTAAAATATAAATTAAGAGAATATTTTAAATTGAATGTGGTAATTGTTAAATCTAAATCGGCTGAAAGCCATTTGCGAGATGATACCTATATAGATAACTTGTGTAATTATTCTATGCTATATAACCCACGAGCACATAAAATGAATAAAAATAAAACTGGCTCCGCATCTGCTAGTAATCGTAAGACGCAGCGGCAGCGGGCTAGGACTGTTTAGGCGACGCAGCGAAGCAGCAAAGCAGCAAAGCAGCAAAGCGGCGAAGCGGCTTCGCTTCTACTTATTCTTCCTATTACCCCATTCAATACCAATCTCTTTCATAATTTGGGGAGCGGTATAGGTAGGGAACTTCTTGTGAAGTTCGGTATACATCTTCTTTACGAACTTGTTATACGGGGTTAATTTACGCTTCTTCTTAGCGCCTCCAACGGCAACAGCGGCACAACTTCCAGTCATTCTCTATATATATATAAATATAAAAATATTACTTAAGGAGGGTTATTTTTATGTTTGTATATAATTAGATTGATATATAATGGAGCTGTTAAACCAATCAATAGCAGCAAAAAAGCAATCAATAGCAGATAAGAAAGAAAAAATTAATATTGAATTTACAAAATTTAAAGGTTTGTGTAAAAAATATAAATTATCTGTTCCAAAAAATATGGATGAGTTAAAAGTTATTTTAAATGATAAGAAGGGTAATAGTTATAATAGAATTAGTGAAACTTCAATAAGTATAAGGAACTTAAAAATTTTGTTATTCTTATATAACAAAGAAGATTTAACTAATTTACAAGAATTACAAAAAAATGTTGAAAAGAAAAAAATGAGAGCATCACAATCACGAAACTCAGCACAAATAGAACTACCGCCATTAAATTTAAATGGTATTAATTATAATAGCCCACAATATGCTACCCAACAACCAAAAAAATTCTCACCAAAAAAAAGTTTATTTGCTAGTAGTCGTGTAGCTCCAACATCAGCATCAGCACAACAACCTCCTAAAAAAATGTGGGGTATAACAGAATGGATTAATAAAAAATATGATGAGTATTTAAAAAGAACTACAGACCAAAAATATAAGGATACTAAGTCATCAATTATATATTATATTATTTTAAGGTTTAAATATTTACACCAGTTTATAGATGGGATAAACAAAATATTATTAAATAGCAATTTTAATACATTTAATGCTACAAAACTTAGAGAATTAAATGTATTACTTGAAGAATTAAATATATTAAATCAGGAGGATATGGATATGGATATAGATGATGATTTAAAAGAAATAGAATTATTTAAAAAACTGATATCACATAATAATATTATTGAAAGATTTCTCAACAGTATCAAAGGTATATTAACTAGCGATACTAAAGCAAATTTTTTAAAGTGGTTATCATCTAATGATTATATTAAAAATATAATATTAAGTTATAATAAGTCAATAAAGGATGACGGGAAGTATGAAGAAGATAATGGTATTACTGACAAATATCTACCTGATAATTCCTTCTTGACTGACAACCCTGTAGAATATTATGAAATTGAAGCAAAATCATATATTAGGTTAAACAAACTACACGGTACAGTAAATCAGTTAGGAGGATATTTTCCTTTTACAAAGAAAAAGGAAAATAATCCAATCGCAAAAAAACAATCAGTAGTACAGAATGGCGATGAAATAATAGGTTATATAAATTTAAAAGGCTTTAAAACATTAGATATATCTACTTTAGAACATTATATAAAATCAAATATTATAGAATTCTTAAATATTATCAATAATGTTTTAAAATATATAGATATTATTGCTCTATATGTAAGATTAAATAACGATACACAGATTGATATTGTATCATTCACGATAGATAATACAATATTAAAAAGCAATACCTATCTAGACCAATTATTAGAAGGAGAAATTTTTGGTGTTTATACAAAAGATATGTTAAAAGATTTTAAAATACATAAATCAATATATTTACATTATCATAATGATACAGATGATGAAGAACTATATTATGAGAATTTATCAGGTGGTCGCAAGCGAACAGTAGGAAGACCTCGTAAAACGCCTGTCAAGAAGCCTAGTGCTAAGAAACCAGTCGCTAAGCCTGCTAAGAAACCATTAACAAAACCTGCTAAGAAACCAACCACCAAACCTGCTAAGAAACCAACCACCAAACCTGCTAAGAAACCAACCACCAAACCTGCTAAGAAACCATTAACAAAACCTGCTAAGAAACCATTAACAAAACCAACCAAGAAGCCTACTAAGCCAGTAGCCAAGAAGCCTACTAAAAAATAAATAATAATACAGAGCCTACGCCCCTGCGCCTACCATCGCAGCATCCGCAGCATCACTCGCATCACTCGCATCATCTTTAAACGATACCTTATGATGCTTAGTTTTATTCGTCATCGCATCAGCATTATGAGACCGAATATAGGCTACAGCCTGTAGACAAGCATCGCATAAGTCGTCTTTCTTCTTATTATTGTCTAATATCTCGCATAAAGTCGCATCATCCTTAATATAGTTTCTACATATTTCTATACTAGTCTGTTTATTCATTTTATATTTATCACGACGAAACCCCTTAGAGTTAGCGGTATCATCCATCTTAACCTGTATGTCTGGCTTAAAGTCGTGGGTTTTAGTCTTAAGACCCGCATTAACTAGCACCACATTCTCTATGATTTTATCCCAATATTTCAAGAGGCTGAAGTAGCAATAGATGATATATTGAATGGACTTCATCATACCGTTAAGGTTAGAAGGCTGGTTCTCAATCAATACATAGTCAATCTCGTCTATACCTTTCTCTTTTAAAAACCCTATGATATTGTCTAGTTCTATATATATACGCTCGGCTATATCATCAATCCCTTTAATATCTTTCTTTTTATCTGCTAAAGATATAATACGCCAATCTAATACTTGGATTTTCTCATCAGTCCTCTCTAGAATACAGAGAGCCAGATTTTTAATACCAATATCAAAACTTATATATATCATTCAAGGAGCATATATATACTATAAAACATATATTTATATGCTCTATTATTGCGATAGAGAGGGATATAGAAGATGCCTATAATTATTACTTAACTTTATTTATTATTCTCTTAGAAACTTTTAACTATTTCTAAAAACTTTTACAACTTTATATTTTATTAAAAAACTCTAAAAGTTTCTAACTTTCTCTAAAAATAACTAGTAATATCCCTTTTATACTTTATGACACCATAAATGGTAATAGGATGTTCTAATGATTACCAAATCACGCTAAACTATGCTACATATCCACTTAAAATCACTTAAAATAACCTAGTATTGCTAGGGATACAACATAGAGAATACCACGAATTGTAATAGAGGGCTACCTAGTATTATTACTATTATTTATTATCTTTTATAAACTTAAAAACTTTTAACTATTTCTAAAAACTTTTACAACTTTCTATTTTCCTAAAAATCTCTAAAAGTTTCTAACTTATCTAAGTTTCCCTAAAAATAACTAGTATTATTCTTTTTATTCTTTATGACACCAGTAATGGTAAGAGACAACTTCTATATTATCTTAGTGGTCGGCAGCACGGCTAGTGCCCTAGGATATGCTAGGGATAGAACATAGAGAGTATCAAGTATGGTAATAAGAGATACTAAGTATTATTATTTTGTATTATCTTTTATAAACTTAAAAACTTTTAACTATTTCTAAAAACTTTTACAACTTTCTATTTTCCTAAAAAACTCTAAAAGTTTCTAACTTTTCCTAAAAATTATTAGTATTATATTTTTTATCCTTTATGACACCAGTAATGGTAATAGATGTATAAAATGCGGGATATCGCATACTATATTAAGAGTATTTATGCTACGCATATTTCCTTATATAGTATGCGATATCCCGCATTTTATACTAGATGATACTAGGTTATGTTATAGAAGTCTCCTATAATGGTAATAGAAGTCTCCTATAATGGTAATAGAAGCCTCCTATAATGGTAATAGAAGTCTCCTATAATGGTTATAGAAGATGCCTATAATTATTACTTAATTTTATTTATTATTCTCTTAGAAACATTTTAACTATTTCTAAAAACTTTTACAACTTTATATTTTATTAAAAAACTCTAAAAGTTTCTAACTTTATCTAAAAAATAACTAGTATTATCTCTTTTATTCTTTATGACACCAGTAATGGTAATAGAAGTATTCTTGAAGTGTTATGCGATACCCACGCACATCTTCCTTATATACTAGGTTATGCCTTTGGCATTCTCCTTATATGCTTTTGTGGAGCAGACTTACGCTCTTCTTGTTAAACACAGTAATATTGTGGTGCTTGATTAAGGTCGCGAGGTTTAGCCAGAAGGCGTCATTCGCATATTTGTTGTTATAGTTGTTTATCTTCTTGTATTTGCGATATAGCCATTTGTGTAGTTTTTCTAGCACGATGCTATTAGACGGGTTATTCTTAACATACATCTTTTTATTAGAGATTAGCCGTGATACGAAGTGCCGCAACTCGCCTATCTTGGCGTATTCTTGAGGGATGTTCTCCCACAGGTTGTGGAATTTTAAGTAATCGTAGGTAGGACAAATCAACAGGTTGTCGGTATAGTCAATAAATGTCGGGTTGTTATCTATGATGATGATGTTGTTGGCGATTGAATGGGTCTTAGGCATCTTTATTGCCTTTAATAGTTGAGGCAGTATTCGCTTAACAGATTTCTTAAGATTACCAGCAGCATCTGTTAAACAGTTGTCTCGAGTGAAGATAGGACGATTGAACTTGATGTTATTCTGTTTTTCTATAATTAAAATCTCTTTATAAGCCCACGACTTTTCAGACGCCGTATAAATAAAGAAGAAACTGTTAGGGAACTTCTTTCTCATCTCGGTCATAAATGTCGCAAAATGTGGTCTCAGCAGTTTAGACTGTAGATTATAGCAGTTGTCTAGCATCCTGTCGCACATCGTTTTGTATTTCACTAGGTTCCCTAATTGGATATTGCCGTTCTTTAATATTATGTTTCGCTTTATGATTTCCTGTATATTGTAGATGTCACACTGATAGGAACAATCGCCTATAATAGTTCCGTCCAAATCTAATAAAAATATATATGGTTCATTATTGTTATTCATTTTTAATACTATTATAATAATATATATATAATTTATATTAGAATGCCTATAACTCTCATAGCAGCACTCAAACCCACTAACTATTTAGAGTATCGCATCAATAATAGGACTGTTCGGTATGATATAGTAATGTCTAGGCATTCGCATCAACCGCAGATATGGAAGATACGGCAGCCTAGGCAGCCTAGACCGCCTAGCATTTGCTATATCAAAAAACAGTTGCCGTATCCATATTATCCTAATATAGATAAATTTTGTAGAAAAATAAAATAGAACTATACTAAGCCATCGTCAAGCCCTGCGAGCCTCTCCTTATTCTTTGTATATAATAACTCTTTGCGTTTGTCAATATAGTCTGCCATAGAACTAAAGCCATATAGTATCATTTCGTCTATCTGCTGGTTAGACAAATCTAGCCGGACACCCTTTCTATTAACGATGATATTCATAGAGTGTAGCATAGTAATATTTTGGGGCATAAAATAGTAATCTTTATCGTCGTCTTTAAGTTCGTTGATGGTTACTTGTCTAACACGCAATTTCTCAAACATCTTAAATATTTGTCGCAATATATAGAATATATTTATTTTAGTATTTGTAGGCACATATTCGTCGCGTTCTTTATACAGTATCATAGCAATAATGTTCTCTTTGGAGATGTTAGAGAATATCTTAATAGGAAAGTTATTAGAGAAAGCCCCATCGTAGTAATACTCGCCGTCTATAAGGATAGGCGTGAATATCAAAGGGATAGACATAGAAGCTTCGCAAGCAGTAAATACAGAGATGTCTGGCGTATCCTCTATAGAAAAGATGCGGTTCTCGCATCTGTTGATATTCGTGGTAGAAAAATAGAGATTAACGCCAAACCGCTGTGATACCTCTTTAAATGACAAGTCGTCTATATCGGGATACTTGATACGCAGGCGTCTCTTTAGATGCGCCATAAAATGCGTTATGGAGCACAGCCCCAGTTTAGATATAATCCTGTAATAATTCTTCGTAGGGATTACACACAACTCCTTATCATCTTTAGAATTATAAATAATCTCTTCAATCTCTTCTATACTAAGTTTAAAGGTGATAAAAAGAGCTACAAAGGAGCCTATAGAGTTCGCGGCAATATGCGTAATGTTTTTAAGCAACCCCTCAATATATAAATATCTCAACGCACCTATAAATATGACGCCTCGCATACCCCCACCGGATAAAACGAGATGCGTGATATTCAGTTTATCCATAAATATATGTATATATATATGTATATATATGTATAAGTAATTATAGGATGGTAAATTTTGTTTATATGCTATTCAATTCATTTATAGGCTGCTAGCTAATATTAGAATTATACTCGCATATATCCACATTATAATAGAGGAGCGCTTCTTTCGCCGCATTATTCTCAGCCTCCTTCTTGTTGCTCCCTGTAGATGTAGCTATAATAGCGTTGTTTCTGTCCTTAATACAGTAGGTGAATATGCGGACATTATCTTTCATCAATACTTTCACTTCGTAGAACTTAGGGGCATCTTGGAGGTTGTGCATCATATAGGATACTAGCATATCTTTATAATTGTTCTTAATCCTGATGAGTTCGCAGAAGTCTATATAGTTCTCTATGATATAGATGATAAAACTCTCAACAATAAAGTATCCGGCACCGGTTAAAGCGGATATCTTAATGGTATTCGGCAATTGGACTTTGTCGCCTTCTGTCTGGAAGTCCAGAAATAGCGCACCTATAAACGCTTCAAATATGTCCTCCATAATTTTAAAGTTATTTCGCCCACCAGTCTCTTCAACTTGCTTGGATATTATAGCAAACTTAGGGAAGCCTATTTTGTCCGACAAGTAGCCGAGCATCCGTCCATTAACTATCTTTGTCCGGATTTTAGAGAGAAAGCCCTCGTTCTGGTCTGGAAACCTAGTGTATAAATAGTTGGCTACAATCATCCCTAATAGGGCGTCGCCTAGGAACTCTATGCGTTCGTAGGACATATCTTGAAGCGGTAGGCAATCTGCCGGACATTTAACATTACTTTTGTCAAAGTCTATATTTTTCATAGTACAATAGGATTTATGGACGAATGCTACACGATACAAATCTATATTTTTAAATTCTATGCCTGCTAGTCCGTTATTGGCGAATATCTCAGCTAAGTCGGCACTCTGTAGCAGGACATTCTTGTTATTATAGGGCTGCGATTGGATGTCAATCTCTTTGGTTTTGTTATGTATCCCTTGAATACGCTTCATATTTCTATCTCTATATCCAAATCCAAGTAATATATTAATATCATTTTTTCATTATATCCTTTTATTATATAAATATTAATTGTTTATTTCTTTTAAATAGATTAAAATAGATTTACATATAGTAAAATGGCTGATTTTATAGTTCAAGATACCGAGCCTATCATAAAAGTTGATTCGCTAGGGATAGGGCTCGGCACAATACAGGATATTCAGCGGCTCTCGTTAGATGATACCGAGTATTTGGTCGTCGGCGACGGTATGGGAACCGCTAATAACAATAGCAATCAGCAGGATACAAAATGGAATATGTATGTTAATCACGACGGGGTCGCCATCAACACCTCCCGATTTATCACATCTAATTACAGGCAGCCTAATGCGTCGCTCTATGTTAATAGGAATATCCAGTGTGACGGTATCATCAACGCCCACGGCATCCAATTCAGCAACATCTCTATTAGCGGCGAGATAGGCAGCAACGCCTTGATAGACCTCATACAAAGCGTTAATGTCCTGTCGCAATCGCAGCCGTTTAAAACGGGCGTCGCTACATACTATAACAATCTCTATGATATGAAGTATCTGGTGAATAACATATATACGCCCAACTATCTAACACTAGGAGGACTTGTTGATACCAATTATAACCAGCACCCGCTCAATATCAATTCAACGCCCAACAACGACTTTAACAATATACATATAGCGCTGCGGAACGATACATACAATACGAGCACCGAGGAATTATCCAAACTTAGCATAGGTATTATTGGAGGCAGCAACATATCGCCCGCTGTCATCGCTACCACGAAAGGGATGCCCTTAGAGTTTCACATCAATAAGTCGGCGGATGAAATCAACGCCTTGTATAACAGAGAGGCGGTGCCTACCTACTTGAATGACGCGCAATTTGCCGCGATGACGATTGACAATAACGGGAATGTGTGTATCGGCAAGAATTTGGCGGCGAACATAACATATTATAAGAATGTATTATTTAACGGCGTCAGTTCTAATCTGGTTTACACCAAGCAGACACGCCTAGATGTGAAAGGCGCCGCCAAGTTTGACGATGTTATAATCTATGACAATTTTGCCAACAGTTACAAGCATATAGACGAGGTGTATATTCGTGCGGACGGCGTAGGCAGCATTCGCCCTTCGCAGATTACTGCCGGTATATTCAACGGAAGCAGTTATACATTTAATAATATAGATGTTATTGAAGCAGTTAAATCTAAATATGTAAATGCTACTACGGAATTAACGGCAGAAAGTATTGCGGCAAATAATATAACGATATCACATAATGCGACTTTTCGTGGAACCACGAACTTTGTTAATACCACCACGCTAACTATGAACCGGTTGGAGATAGCGAATGACTTGGTTATTGGGGGTATTCGTGTCAATCCTATAAATATTAGCGACGAGACATTAGGATATACGACGATTACTAGCGATACCAATACGGCTGACGGGGTTAATAAGTATTTTTTCACTTATGTACACAGTAATATCGCCAACCTTGACGCTAACCGCAATATCAGTTTTCCTAATAAACTGAGCGTTGGCGCGAATACAGGAGAAGGGTTTGGTGGCGTGGTGAATATATTTAAGACGAGGAGTTCTAACAATAACTTTGAGGTTATCCTACAAGAGAAGGTGAATGACGACAAGTTTATAGCCAATATCGGGCATCTTTCATACTTAGACTTCTATGATAATAGCCTTTTAATAAACACAAATGCCGTTGAAGGCAAGCACCATAATATGTATTTTTACCCGTCATTTGATATATCCAAGTTGGAGAATAATGTGTTTCGCCCCAACCTGTTAAATACGCCGCCGATGCTGTCAATAACGAATACGGGGCTTGGGGTGAATACTAAATTGCCGCACGAAGGTATCCACTTAGATATTAACGGCAAAATTGCGGCGACCGACTATTTGCTATATAAGGACGATGTGCTAACGAAGATGTCGGGGTTTGTTTATAATGGCTCTAAGAATTACTTTAACATTTATAATGAGAATACTTATAAATATTGTATAAATTACGACAATATTGGGGCATACTCGACGAAAATGCGGGGATTGAATGTTAAGTTTGGGATTAATAGTGATGCCTATTACCAGAATGACAAAATTATAGAAACTCTACAGGTCACAAACAATCCCAGCAGTTTTTATACGAATAAGAAGATATCGCTAGGGTGGAGCGGCGAGGATGTGCACCTGCCTCTACAGATACGCAATACGAATATAGAGGATTACAATCATTCTATCATAAGGTTATATCGGGGCGTTCGTGGCGGCGGGCTCCACAATAACGCTGATTTCAGCGGGCTAGATATTTGCGAATACGACAGGGATTTAAGGGCTGATAGGGATTTGGATAAATGGTTCATTTATAAAAACCACAAATATAATGATATTGATTCGCGAGATGTCGCCCGAATTGGACCACTACAGATAGGATATACAGACAAGACGATAGAGCCGACCTCATTCGGTATGTCTATGTATTACAATACGCTTAACTCTAATTACCATATTGATTTCAACAATCCTAATGTATCTTACGATTTTCTCAAAGAGGACAAGAATGTCGCCGTCTCCATTTATGGCGATTTGGATGTCTATGGTAATATCAATATTGTAGATAGGGGTGATACTAGCAATAACTACAACTTTCGCCTTAAACGGCTAGAGGGGCTAACGGAATTAACAAAGTATATTGATGTTGTATCTGTCTCTAATATTTTGTATAAAAACATTATAGATTATAATGATATTGAATATTCGGGCAAGAATATTGTCTTTAAGCCCACAAAATCTATTGTGGTGGACAGCATAGTTAATACGGATATCCCTTTTGTAGTTAAACAGAATAATGATGGGCTGTCGGTTGCTAAGTTCATAACCTATACATCTAATGTGCTTAGCGGCAGCGGCAGCGGCGGCAGCGGCGACGGTATTAATCATAATCACGACTATTCGGCAATAGAATTGGGTATTTATAAGTTCAACGACTTTAATGCTAGTTATGACAAGGACGCTACGAATATTAAGAATATGGTTCAAATCCTCGTATCTAATAATAACAATATACAGACCGATAATACAAATTTAACTTTCAGTTATTACAAGAATGACAGCAACAACGATTTCTATCATCCGTTTGTGGAGTTTAACAACAGTTTCTCTAAGACCTACATGCATCTAGGGCAGGGCGAAAGCGGATACAATAGCAATATCAGCCTACACATAGACGACGACAACAAATACGGGCTACAATTAACCAACAGTTATAATCCTGTTAAAATAAATATGGTTAATATTGCTGGAGACCGCAACAAATACAGCACTATATCTACAGGAGGCGCTAACAACAACTATCGTTTCACCATAGATGCCGCAGTAGTCGCCGCTGATACCGAGCCGGTTGATAGCGAACTGCTTAACATATTAACGATAGACCCCTACACGACTGGTATCAATTTGCGAGATGGCGTTAGATACGGCTTTAACGAAACCGAGCCTCAGCAGACTATGTCTATAAATAGCGAGTATGACGAGCAGACTATGCTGATAAACGCCAGATATACGAAGGATTACATATATAGCAGAGTATCCGTTAATACTAGTAATTTGGTTTTGACGAAGCCGATGGCTGCGGGAGCGGCAGCAGCGGGAGCGGCGGACTATTGGGATAATAGCACGAAAACATATAGCACTACATATAACAATAGCATATCGCCAGTATTTGTGCCGACCTATGACATATTTGGGAGTAATTTAGAGAGCGGCAGCAGCGGCAGCAGCGGCAGCAGCAGCATCACGAACGCAGTCGTTTATAAGACGCTAACAGCAGTTAAGAAGATAACCTATTTATCTATCCATTCTAATATAGATTTAACATACAAGTTTAACGATACAAACGCCAATATCATCAACACGGATTACAAGGCGACCGACATTATAATAGATACGACGCCGACATATAGGATTGATTTTAACAAAGAGAATATGCCCGAGAATGATAGGCAGTTGTTTAGCATCACGCCATTATTGTCAGACACCAGTAATGTAATTATAGGGCTGGACGAGATGCGGCTGGTAAATAACCAGACCTCTAATATATTTAATATAACCTTAAATAACAACATCATAAGCAAGAACTACTATTTCTCTTGTATCTTTAACAATATCTATAATGTCCCTTCGCATTTATTGGGTATAACCACATCTAATACCGTATTCACATCTAACTATAGGATGGTTGTGGATACTACTAGAGGTGTCTCTAGCAATATCATATCGGTTAATAACGAGATATACAGTTATTTGCCGAATGTTAATAATGCTACAAAGAATATATCCAAGGTATTTGTTAATAAAAATGTGATAAAACTAGGCGACTTCAATTCGCTATCTAATGTCTTTGTGGATGCGACGACATCCAATATAGTCTGCTATAATTATACGAGCGGCACTAGCACCGCATACAGTTATAAAGGACGGTTCGCCATACATCGCACAAACACCTTGAGTATCAACAGTTCTAATATTCTTCCAAATACGCTTACAAACAGCAACTATATCTTGAATTACACTTCAAATATTAGATATGCGAATGTGAATGCTAGCGCGGGCACCTATAACAATATATCCAATATCATAAATATAACAACATCTAACGAGATAGTGGACGGTGCCTATGATACCGAGTTAATATATGCGTCATCAAACATACAAATAAACGATGAGTTTTCGCTATATGGGGCTGGTCTAAGTAATTCCATTATTATAGACGAGTATTTCAGGCATTATACTCATAATAGTAATATCAATATACAACTGACGAACTTCAACAAGACCAACTTGAAACCGCATATAATACTAGGGAACAGCGTGAAGGACGACTATACAGACCGCAACAGTCTAATAAACGAGATATACAGTTATGACGGCAATCTGCTGATTAATTACAGCGATAATCAATTCATACATCCGCAGTTGCTTATAGACAAGCTAGGTAATATACAGTTTTATGGCGATGTGAAGACGAGTAACGACTTGTATATTAGTGGAAACATCTTTAATGTGGGAGGCAAGAATGTCATAGAAGACCTAGACAGAAAAATATCAAGTCTAGGGACGAACAATTGTAATTTACTATTAGAGAGTTTCCAGATGTTGAATACGGATATACAATTTAAAGATATAAGTTTAAGTAATTATGTTTTTGCTACGAACAACAGATTAGTAGCGAGAGGCACTTTGGACGACCAGAACTCTAGCAACTATGTCCTCAGCACAAGTAATATGTTGGTAGCTCATATAACTCTTAACGACCAGAACTCTAGCAACTATGTCCGTTCTACAAGTAATATGTTGGTATCCCATATAGCCCTGAACGACCAGAACTCTAGCAACTATGTCCGTAGCACTAGTAATATGTTGGTATCTCATATAGCAGCTAACGACCAGAATGCTAGCAACTATGTCCGTAGCACAAGTAATATCTTTGTATCCCTAACATCCCTGAACGACCAGAACGCCAGCAATTATATTCGCAACACAAGTAATATGTTGGTAGCCCATATAGCAGCTAACGACCATAATGCTAGCAACTATACGCTCAGCGCTAGTAATATTATATCTAGACGGATTACCAATTTAACGACCGATATGATAAATGAGAATGTGTGGGGCGCGAAGAAGTTTATCATTAATAATGCCTATGACAATAACCTAAGCGTCTATGGTAATTTAACGGTAAGTTCTAATTTGATAGTTTTGGGTGCTAGCACAACTCTAGAGACCGAAGTATATACAACAGAACGGCTAGAAATAACGAACGCCAACAACACTACACGGGCGCTGGTGATTAAACAGAACGACGCAATTAACGATATTATACAGGCGTCTAACAGGGACGGTCAAGTATTTGCTTTGGGTAATAATGGCGATGTTAGGATATCAGGTGAGTATATAAGGAGAGGACGGGATGTCGTGATGGATACGAGCAATTATGTAAGGACGACTAGCAATATATTTTCCAAGAATTTATTAGATAATGTAGCGTATCTAAATGACACTTTGCGTATTAGCGATAGGCATAATAGCAATTATATATTGGCGTCAAGTAATAACTTGGCGTTCTCAATCAATAGCATTAAGTCTGCGTGGGTGATAACAACAAGTAATGTGTATAGTTTAACGAATGTATCTATAGGGACGGCGAGCAACATAGATACGCTAACGGTTGATGGGGCTATTATATGTTCGAAGGGTATTACTACATCTTTTTCAGACAATAGGTTAAAAAATTATACATCTAACATAGCGAACCCTATTGATTTAATAAATCGGCTGAATGGCTTCCATTTTGTCCCGAATGATTTGGCGATGAATTACGGTTTCACAAAAACCCCTGATGTGGGACTGAGCGCTCAAGAAGTCCAGAGCATTCTTCCAGAGATTGTTAGACTGGCTCCATTTGATATGAAAAGAGATACATATAATAATATAGTATCTAAGAGCGGCGATGACTTCTTAACTATTTGCTATGAGAAGATGGCGCCTTTATTTGTGGAGGCAATAAAGGCTCTTAAAAAAGAATTGAATGAGTTGAGAGAGGAGGTTGCTGAATTACGAGCGGCTAGTGAGAGGCGAGGTTAATTGCGTGGTGATAGGAGTGTGGGAGTATTTTAAAATAGTTGTCTTCTTAACATAGTTTGGGGACTTGGTATATCTGCTGCGCTTTATCGTTCTCGTGTGTCTCCTCGTGATGGGGATGCTGTTTGCGCTGTTGAAGCACCTAATGCGCCTAATGCGCCTAATGCGCCTACATTTCCTTGTGGTATAAATGACGATATTAATTGTGATGTTTTTCCTTGTAGTGCGTTTCTTGTGTCTGTTAATTTTGCTTCTACATTTCCTTGTAGTGCGTTTCTTGTGTCTGCTAATTGTGTTAATTTTGCTTCTACATTTCCTTGTAGTGCGTTTCTTGTGTCTGCTAATTGTGTTAATGTTGCGTCTGCTTTTCCTTTTAGTGCGTTTCCTGTGTCTGCTACCGCTTTTAATTTTGCTTCTGCTAGTCCTGTCGTATCTGTTAATGGTTTTGTTGAGAATATACCTTCTTCTAATCCAAATACTGCTTGTGTGGTGGGTGCTTCTGGTGTTGCTGGTGTTGTTCCTCTTGATGGTGGTGCTTCTGGCGTAGCTTCTGGTGTTGCTGGTGTTGATGGAGGTGCTTCTGGTGTTGTTCCTCTTGATGGAGGTGCTTCTGGTGTAGCTTCTGGTGTTTTTATAGGCTCAATTATTTTAACCCTGTCTGTATCTTCTTCTCCTTCTTTGTTATCTTGTTCTTCTGCGCCTTGTTTTCTTAATTGTTTATCCATTCGGTCATTATTATCTGTATCTTCTTCATAGGTATTCTTCACAACAACAACATCCTTATCAGTATTTTTCATAACAATAGCTTCGCTACCTCCACCATCCTTCACATCCTTGCTAATTTCAAGTTTTACAACAACTTCTAGGGCTTGTTTGAATTTTGCGAGAATATCTTCAACATATAGATTTTTCTCTCTGTTAAAATGTTCGCGCAACATCGTATATATATCATATAGTTCTTTACGGAACTCTAGGACATCTTCTTTGGTAGCCGTATAATATTCTCTATCTATGACATGCATATGTTTATAGACAAACATCTTTAAAAACCTGTAAGAGGACAATATACATATTATATCGTTCTTTGTTATTAATTTAATATCAAATTTAACCTTCCGCTCGTCTATATAAGGCAGTTGTTCGTATATGTTATTTTGCAACTTTTCGCTAATATCGTCCATTTTAGACAATATTAATTTAACATTATCATAATAAACTCTCTCAATATACTTGTTAGGCTGTGTATCTTCGGTATTGTTAGTATCCGGAGGCTCTACAAAAATTTTAAATTCTAGTAAATCTTCTATCTTCTTTTTTAATTTCTCGCTTTTTCTTATTATGGTCTCTTTATAGGATACCATAAATTGGATAAGATTATTGTATTCATCGCAATCTATAATACTTAAAAACAGGTTTTCTTTGTTATTCATATTACTAAATCCCTCGCTATTGTCATCTTTCTCATCGATGTTTTTAAAATACTCAAAGGTCTCAACGACCTCTTTAAAAAATACTACGAGCCTATTGTAGTCGAGGGTATTGGATAGGTATGTCAATTCGTCTATGGCGTCAATAACAATATTGTGATGCTCTATATAATTTTTGTAATCAACATGGTCTTTTCCTAAAAATAATTCTAAACTCATTATATATTCAGTTAAACCCTTTTAATATTATTATACATATAAAATTATATAAAACTTACATTACTTTTAAGTTTATAAGAGGAAATATGAGTGTTGCTAAGAATGTGTCTGGTAAGAAAATTAAGGAGTGCATGTCGGCGATTGAGGATGACAAGGAATATACGCTAGATGATACTAAGAAGGCTGCTGTTGCGGCTTTTAAAGATGCCCTAAAGTTGGGGCAAGGTAAAAAGCGGGCTGTGAAGGTTGATGGTGATGGCGTGGTTATCAAGAAAGCACCTAGCAAGTATAACTTGTATATTAAGGATGAGATGGCTCGTTTAATCAAGGAGAACCCTGAAAAGGAGAGAAAGGAGCTGATGAAACTTGCGGCTATCAATTGGAATGAGAGCAAGGCTGCTGTAGCGGGAGCGGCTGGTGATGGCGATGGAGCTGCGGGAGCTGCGGGAGCGGCGGCAGCTGCTGAATAATGCTAGGTAGCAGCGTAGCTCCTTATTCTTAAATCTCTTTATTTTTTTATAATATTAATATTTATATATAATAAGTGTAAATGTCAATAAAGAGGTTATCAATAAAAGGGTTAATAAAAAACCCTAAATTTGCTAGTGTATACAAGGATTACGATAGGCTATCTGTAGATGATTATGGTGGTTTATTAGTATATCTGTATAGCGGGCGCACAGGCAAATGGGAGAACCCATTAACACATGTGGAATTAAAGAGGAATAGTAATATAATATTAAGTTTCTTGTCATTCTGCTATTACAAGTTAGACGACGGCTCTAAAGTTGATATTAAAGGACACTTTCTAACTTACAAAGAGCATGTTTTAAATTTTATAGATGAAATCTATTTATACGAGGAAGACAGGAAAGCGACAGCGGCGACAGCGGCGACAGCGGCGACAGCGGCAGTTGCTAGAGCACGCACATCACGCTCGGCACTCTCGTCAGCTACCGCTCGCTCACCATCACCTTCTAGAGGCACAGCACAAGCAGCACGGGGAGCGCCAGCACAGCAAGCAGCGCCAGCAGCGCCAGCCGCAAAGTCCAGTTCTTCAAGCGGCAAGATGAGTTATTCGCCAACAGCATCATATAAGGCAGCAAAAAGTATAATAGAAATGAATGACACCGCTAATAGATTGACAAAAGAAGAGGCGTTGAATTTTGTCAAGGAGTTGCGAGCACTAAAGAAGGGTAAGACGCCCGCACAGATGAAGATGCTTACGATAAAAAACCCGATAACAAGCGCGCGAATAGGATTAAAAGGTCAGGCTTTCCAGAGGCTAATGCACAAACTCTATAACTATGATGACGAGGACTTGAAGAAGGCAATTCTCAAAGTGGTTTCTAAGAACTTTTTGGACGATATAAACAGACATATAAATGACATTAAGACCGGACAGAATACGGCAGCCGAGAAGAAAAAGGCGGCAGCACTAAAAGCCGCAGAGGAGGCTAAGGCAAAGGAGATTAGGATGCAGGCGGTGAATAAGCAGAAATGCGAAGAATATATAGCAGGTTGTATAAAGGATTTTCACAAACGCTGCGACGAATTGGAGGCGGAGTGCGATGCTAACGGCGTGCTTAGCAGTTATTCTTTTATAACGAATGTGGTTAATGCGATTGTCGTCGTCATTTTAACGAAGTATTTACATTTAACTTATTATTATGACGATTTGTTTTCAAACTATAAATACGACAATCCCTTACCAATCTGGTTAATTATGTTTGACGACGAGATGAAGAAATATTGCGATAACAAAAAGATTAATCCCGTAAATGAAATGATTGATTACGCTTTCAATAAAGGAACTGTGGTATATCAACATAACGATTTTAAGTTGAATGTAACGAAGGGGGTGCTTGACAATATAGAGAGAACTAACGACGCATATTCTATAAACACCTTGTTAAATAGCCAATATATATTTGATATGAGAAGAAAGGATTGGGACGATAACGGGAGACGCCCAAGAGATTTACAGTTTATCACACCGACGCTAACATATAATCATTTTAACGAGTTAGATACTAGGAAATTTTCTACATTCCCTTTTCCCTCGCTCCAATTCCCGCATACGCTACACTACGCATTACAACAGTTGAGTTTTAAACCATTCAAGTATAATATTACGAATAGCGGGCTGCCCCGAACTGTTTTTATCGCTACGACAGACGCTATATTAAACACATACAAGCCGTTTAGCGAACTTATAGGGGAGATTAATGAGAGGCTTGCAAAGATGCCTCGTATAACAGGGATAGCGAAAGAAGCTACGGTTAGACACGCATATTATGAAGGTGTATTAAAGGGTATGGAGGGACAGTCTTTTGGCAGTAATGATGAGATACGGCGTAATATATTGTATTCGCTGAACGCCCAGACACCTGATTATGTTGATAGAGCATATAATTACTACCAAAACATCTTCTTTAACCAAGGATATACAGGGATGTTCCCTATATTCACTTGGGTTCCTTGTAAAATAAAAGGCACAGGTGCGGCGAACAGTATTTATAATATGGTAAATCACAGTTTGTGGCAACCTTATGGAAGCAAAAAGAACGCCGAGTTTCAAAAACTAGGGAATGCTTATAAGAACCACGGCGTTGCTCCGTGGAGCAAGATGTTGAACGAGGCAATTTACAAGGTTATAACGAAAGTCCATAGTTCGGTGCTAGAAATTCCTAATACGCCACAAGATAGGGAAAGGATGCTAATGAGGGTTATGGATACTATAGGTGTTTATAAGAGTATGGATATAGACCCGCAGTATGCTAATAATAACCTGTATTTCTACCACGGAACCGCTAACCGATTACACACTATGAAAGACCGAGATAATGACATACAGATACTGGGCTTTTTATCTACCAGTCTCAACATTTATACGGCGTCATATTACTGCGAAGTAGTTACAAAGGGACAAGGCTATATCTATATAATAGAGACGGACGATAAGCAAGGCTATATAAACTTGAACGACCAGTTATACCAGTATATCCTGTTGCCGAATACTATAATAAGGATACTATACGAGTTTGAATACGGGGCTATAACAATAATTTTGTGCCGTTTAATTATGACGCCTACGAAAGAAGAGAATAACGCTTTGTATGAGAACTTACTAGGTATGTTTCCGGCTGATGCTGGGGCTGCTGCGGCTTCTGGGGCTGCTGGCGTTGGCTCGTCTGGTTCTTCAGGGTCGTCGTCAGGGTCGTCTAGGGCTGCTGGGGCGTCGCCTAAATTGTCAGGAGGTCTTCACAGTATGAATGGTATGTACGCTACCGCTGCTAACCCTAAGGCTATTCGCTCCTTGATGGCTAAACAAGGACGCTTTACTGCTAACGCCGCTAACGCTGCCTCGCATAGCGATACTAAGAATATCATAAAGCCGAAGGCTGATATGCGTAAAATCGGCAATATGCCCGCTGATATTCGTGAATACTACGGTTTAACTCTTACGGAGCAGAATAAAAACGAGAAGGTTGATATAAATAATGGCTGCTATGTTAGAATGATTAGCAGAAAGGTAGTTGATAGGATGCTAGCGGACAGGGTTTAACTATTGAAAGGACTAGCTGCTCTCTAGGATATATATTATTTTTCTTATTAATTATAATTAAATAATCTCTATAATATATTAGAATATACATTATGGGAGACGCATACAATTTTGATAGAATAGTTAGAGCAACTGGAAAAGCTACTGGGAGAACATTAAAGGCGTTTACACCAGATGTTATTTTAGACTTGCCTAAAAAATTAGCAGAAAGACAAGGGAGAAAAGATAATGCAATAATGGATAATTATTATAAGACAGTAAAAGTAGCTAGAGCAAATGAGGCAGCATTAAAAGGTAATTTAACATCATTAATTGAAGAAAGAGAAGATAATAAGGGTCAAATTGAATTACTTCAAAAGAAGGTTATAGCATTAAGTTCATCTGTTCCTAGGACGACTAGACCTAGTGGAAAGCCTTCACATAGTGCTGCTGCACGCGCTGAAAGAGCAAAAACAAAGATAGCAACCGAAATAGCCGGTGCTTTAACAAAAATAACAGAACGAGCAGCAATAGTAGGAAAAATAGATACCACGATAGATACTGTAGTAATGAATTCAATATTAAATGATAAAATGGTAGCCGAAGATATGAGACGAAATGGACCTATAACTAGAAATACAGGGAGGCAAAATACTCTTACGCAAGTGGTACTTAGAGACCAAAAAGTGAGAGGGATGATTAAAGGTTTAAAAGGTGGTGTTAAAACGAAAGTATATAAGAAGGTTGTTAAAAAAACTACCAAGCCAGTCGCGAAGCGTCCTTCTACCAAGCGTGTCGCAAAGCGTGTCGCAAAGCGTCCTGTTGCGAGGCGTGCGTAAATAAATGGCGTAGCCGCAATATTTGGGGGCGATATATTTTCCTTAAGTAGCAGGAGATTATATAAGGGCTACTAGAAGTTGTTGAATAAACTAACAGGGTTTTATTTTTATAATGTTATATATATAATAGAATATAGACCTAGTAGTAGTGCTAGACCTAGTAGTGGTAGTTGGGCTGACAGTTTTTGGACTACTACTAGGAGAGGTAATGATAGTAACGCAGTTACACCGGAACAAGCACAAGAATATATTAGTCGTTTCATTACGCAAACACCAGAAACCATTCAAAGAAGTGAACAATATAAATCTCATGCTAGAATGATGAGTGCTCTAGAAAAAGAACATGAACCACGGGAAACTAGAACTTCAGCCAGAATTACAGCAGAAGAAAGAAAAAAAGGATTAGAGAGAGTTCAAAGTGCGGTATTGAATAGAATATTAAACGCACAGGGTAGTGCAAGAAAGCCTGACGGACAAATAAATAGAAAAGAGGTAAGTAGGCAATTATATGACCCATCGTATTCACATATGAAAGACCGCTTAGCAGTTTTGAGTGAAGATGTTGAAACTGATAAATATAATGATAATTTGCGTATTAATGCTTTTGATTTAACAAGCGCAAATTTAACTATACAAAAAGAAGAAAGAAAAAACCAAAGAGAACTAAACAGACTATTGTTGCAAAGAGCACAAAGAGAAAAAGAAAAAAAATGAACCGGTATACAGATGGCGGATATACTAAATTAACTAAGATGGGATTATTAGCAAGAATAATGAATATTAAAAAGAAGGCGGCTAAAGCGAAGGCTAAGCCTACTGTTCGCAAACCCACCAAGCCTACCAAGCCTATCGCCCGCAAACCTACCAAGCGTCCCACCAAGCCTACAGCACGAAAACCCACAATAGTTCGTCGTAAGTAAGCGATGATACCCTAAAAAGATACCCTAAGGATACCCAAAGGATACCCAAAGGATACCTTAAAGGATACCTTAAAGGATACCTTAAAAGATACCTTAAAAGATACCTTAAAGGATACCTTAAAGGATACCTTAAAAGATACCCTAAAGGATACATTGAAAGATACCCTAACACATTAATTCTTTTTATTTTATCTTCACAGAGGTTATGAATGGATACTAGCAAGACCAGCAAGAAATACCTAAACGCCAACCGTGAGCCCTTAATGCGAAAGTATAAAAGGCTGCTTAGTATATATGCCGCATCCTGCGAGGATATATCGCAGAAACAGAATATACCATACGCATATTATGTTAGACATATGCGGCGGCTCATCGTATTATTACAATTCATACACCAAATATATCGTATAACATTTAAGAAAAATATGCCGCAATTCAATTTGTTTGATGCGATAACTATGAGAAGATATGCGGATGCCGAGAGAACATTTGCGGACTTCGTGTATTTCTCCGCACCAATCACGCAGGATAACATAATAACCCGCATCAACAATATTAATATGTCGCCAATCGCATATTACAATTACAATTTACCTGCGAACCCTCAGTATATCGTGAAGTTCTCTCATAGTAGGTCGCAGAGTTATGGCGGCAACAGACGAGGAATACTAGGCGGACGAGGCGGACGAGGCGGCAGCGGCAGCGACTACAACGAGTATAACGAGAAGATATTGTATTCAACGATATTACACAGGGCTATCAGGATAACATTTAAGGCTAACAAAATAGCCTTTAACGATGAGCCAGAGATAAAATATACGGACGGCAAGACATACCTAGCATACTCTAAGTATATGTCTATATTACCATCGCATATAACATTAAATATTTTGGATTTTGTAGAGGACGACAAGCATATTATCCCGTTCTTTGGGGATAACATAAGAGGACTGCTACGCTCCATCAATCAATTACACGCCAATTTCAGGGAAGACTATGAGATTACTAGCGACAATCGGGGATACGAAAAGCAACTTAACGACATTAAAGGATACAGTGACGACAATACCATAAGAACCATATTATATACTATAAATAATAACAATTATAATGCCGCTAACCTCGGGAACCTCGGGAACCTCGCTAACGCCGCTTCACCTGCGTATTATTACTGGTTCAGGTATAATTCGCCTTTGCCTGCGATAACAATTCTGGATACCCATACATATATATCGGGCATTCATACATTTCAGCCATTTCATATAACACCCGCGCGGTTATTAAGTATCACACAGTATTACATAGGTTCGCAAGAGCCTTACAGCAGGGTTGTTAATAGTGCTATACAGAACTATATAGCGAATGGCGTGGTTATGGAGAAAGCCGCCTATAAGAGGGTTAGGTATTTGCTAAAATTTTGTGCGGACGCAAAGCATAACCCAGAGCATAACAAGAGACCTATATATGTTTTTCACGGAACCCATAAAGATTTTCATAGTTCACAAGGCTCACAGGCTACACGCAGTTCGCAAGGCTCGCAGGCACCGGACTTGGTTTTAACATCCTTTTTATCTTGTACCTTCAATATCAGCATAGCGTTAAGATACGCTTATGAGAATATACGGAATAGCGGCTCAGTATATATATTGGAGATTAAGGATGGTATAGATTATATCAACTTTAATGACGACCTATACCAAATCATATTACAGCCAAGTACCAGAATAATAGTGAAGAACACTCTGGTAGTAGGTGGTGTTAAATACAATTTATGTAAAGTTCATAATACACCAAAGGAATATATGGATATATTATACAGGAATATCTTTGAGGGAGGCAAGAAGCGGCTATATAACATAAAGAACTTTAAGATATACTCTGGTAAGTCGGCGTATCCTGCTGCGATAGCGAGAGATGCTACCGCTTCTGCTATCGCTACAGACATATCATCAGTATGTCTAGGAACACAAATAAACGAGGATATTATACCAAATTCATATTTTAATGTTAAATATACACTTCATCAGCATTTTATATGCGACTGCTATAAGTTTTTTAATATTAATGTGGTGAATTATGCTATATATTATGACGCCGCCGGCTCCGCCTTAGGCTCCGGATTTTACACAGGATATAATAACGACCCTACATACGAACCTATCACAACCCGTAGCAGAGACTATGGGCGTTTTAACTATAACTTTGACAACCTATTTATAGACAGTCTATTACTGAATGAAGATGCGTTATATCCGCAAAACTATATGAAGAATACAAAAAGGAGATTTGAGTATCGCCTAAGTTCTTTTAGAAACACAGGGCTATTTGATTACGAAGGCTATAAGAAGATAAACTTTAACGGCAGCAGCAGCGGTGCCGACCATAAATATCTAGATATACTTAGAGAATACATATCAAGGAACGAAGATAGGTCAAGCCTATTTATTACTGATATTACGAGGGACTATATGAGGATGTGTATCAGCAATAATATCCCCTACTTAAGGGATTTTAGAGACCGCTTCGTGGATATTCTAAGAGACGGCTATATAGATTTCATAGGAACCAATATGCGAATAGATGATACCACAGAGGAATACGAAGACCTACTAGGGATGTTTAGGGAACTTGCCGCATATTTAAAGAAGACAGCAGACTATTATGTGGTTAATATGGATAACGGCGACATATATAAGGAGATTGAGCCGTTTATATATGAAGCGACAGCAGTAAAGGCTACAGGAGGTAAGTTAGGGATGCTTAGTAGTAGGAGGATGGTAGCGAAGGAAGCGGCGACAGCAAAGGATAAGACGACGAAGGCTATTAATGCTGAGGCTATTAAGGTTAAACCGCTTTCGCTGCTATCGCCGCTATCGCCGCAGCCTTCGTCGCCGCTGTCGCCGCTGAGCCCGTCTAGCGTCCTGAGCGTGCCTAGTCCGCCTCTAACAGATAACAATAATAAAGGCTATGTGATGCCTTATGATGATTTTGTAAAAATAATAGATAAGTTTCGTATTGCTAATAATAAATAAAAAATAATTATAATAGTTCTATAATAGTATAGATAGAGAGACGCTATGGATATTTATATTAAGTATCTTGTAATATCTGTTGTGCTCGTATTTTTAGATTTTATATGGATATCCTTCAATATGGTCTCGTATTCTAATACCATTCTAAAAATACAAAAGACAGAGTTAGAGCCCCGCATAGAGCACACAATCATCGCCTATATTATCATATTATTCTCTGTAATATATGTCGCCATCCCTTTCACGGTTCTAAATATAAAAGCCAAGGACGATGCTAGCATAGAAAGAAAATTATTAAAATCTCTTATGTATGGAGGCGCTGTGGGTTTCTCAATATACGGCATATATAACTTCACATCGCTAGCGATATATAAGGATATGGATGTGTCTGTAGGTATTCTGGATACGCTATGGGGCACCACATTATATACCTTGACGACTTTCGCATACCTGTTGTTGCCTGAATAGGAGAGGCTTGCTAGGCTGCCTGAATAGGCTTGGCTTCGGCTTGCTAGGCTGCCTGAATAGGCGAGAAGGACTACAAGGAGACCTCAAATAATTGAGACCTCAAACAATTGAGACCTCAAACAATCCGCTTTGCGAACCCTGAGAAACTATCGTAGGTTCGCACCAATATACATTTAGCCCTTTATCTAATATTGCTTTGTTTAGCCACAAGTTTATAGGTAATGTTATAGGGCACGCTAATGCCGCCGTCGCTCCCATTAGGGTCGCTGCTTCATAGTAATCGCATATTTTCTTAGCACAACTGCTAGTAATAACATAACTGTCTGTAGCCCGTGTATAGGGGTTTTTATAAATGTGTTTATTTTCTTCTATGACCTCTTTGTTGATATGTAGGTTATACCCACAGCCAATAAATAACATATCGTATTTGTTAGTATCGCTCGCATCGCTCACTCCGTTCGCACCTTTACAGTCGCTCGCATCGCTCACTCCGTTTGCTTCATTCATATATTTCTCTAGTATCTCATAAAAATCATCACCCAATATAACATCATCTTCAAATATTAAAGCGGTCGCTTCGCTTTCTTTAGCGATTAACTGATAAACATAAATGTGCTTCAAGAACAACGACATTAAGGTTCTTTTATAATCCTTCGCAAATGGTTTGCTTTCTTCTTCAGTTATCTCCCTAGCATCAAACTTCTCTATGAACTCAAAGTTATATATGTTATGCTTTCTAAACTGTTCTAATATGTGTTTCTTCCGCTTGGATAAATTGCTGCTATGTAATACATATACTTTCATACTTAGAGGTGTATAATAGATATACAAGAATATATATCAATTTTAGTAAAAATAAGTATTGCGAAGCATTCTAGCGACCTTTACGGGCTACTTTGCTAATCACGCCGCTAGCACCACCGCTGCCGCCGCTACGAAAGAACAGATAATAAATAGCATATAAGACGCCTATTACCAATCCTATAATAATGAGTATATATACGACCATACCGGCTATTCCTGCGGTTCGGCTAACCTGACAATATAGCGTCTCATCTGTTAAAGGACACTTCTCAACATTATTAGAGCCTACATTACTCATACTCATAGAAGCCGCTGAACCTCCAGAAAGTAATGCGCCGCCTACGGCACCTGCGGTTCCTGCTGTAAGAACGCCGTTAGAGTTAGCAGCGCCTCCGGCTCCGCCTGCTCCGTCAGCAGCACCTGTGCCATCTGCAGCACCGCCACCCTTACCTTTGCCGCCGCCCTTAAACCCTTCTAAAAACAACTCGCCTATATTCACACCAGTTAATACCATCCTTTATATACTATATAATCTACCTATTATATAATGATATTTATTATTTTTTCTTAGTGTTTAAAAACAAAGCAGGTAAGAAAAACAGGACTACTAGGAAAGCAAAAGCGACAAAGTAATTTATGCTTTTACTAAGTTCGCGCAAGCCGCCGCGTTCGCTCTTATTCTTTCTTCGTGATGAGCCGCCGGCTCCGCTACCACGACCGCCTCCTCCACCGCCTCCGCCTCCGCCCTTAAATGCTTCAAGTTCTTCTAGTAGCATCATATTACTTTATTATAGAGTATAATATATTTCTGCTATATTAGTAGAATTAATATTTTATGATGAATATATTAGAAACATTTATTATTGTCTTCACAATAATACTATCAACGATAATAATATTGTGGCATATTCACAATCTAAACGACCATCACTTAGGGATAGGCTCTAACACGGCTACGCTTTTAAATATAAATTACAAGGAGCAGACTAAGGGAGCGGGAGCGGCAGCGACGGCGGGCACCTGTTCTACAGGTTGTGACTCAATAGACCCTGTTAGCGACCCTAGATATAACATGCAGCAAATCATCAAGCAGTCTATTTTATTAGAGGAGCATCTAACAAACAAGAACAAGAGGTGCCGTGATTGTATCACGAAGCATTTTCTACATATAATAGGACTAGCAGAGGAGGCACAGATGCTGGCGACCAACAAGATAGACAAGTATCCGCTAATCAACCAATCAGTAATACTCTATAATGAACTCTTTAAAGTATGGATAAAAAATAAGAACTTGAATGGAAAGGACGAAACATATATATTGTATTGCACTGATAAACTGAGAGACCACCGCAAACAACTAATAGTTATCTATTTCTTTAACGAAAAATATAATATTGGAGAAAAAGATGATAAGCATACGCCTAGCGACCATACGATGTATTAGAAAAGGATATAAGCGTATCTTGTATATAGATTAGGGGCACCCGCCTAGAGGCTGCCTAAAGGCTGCCTAAAGACTATCTAGGATTGTATATAAGGTATCGTTTTGTTTTCAACAGCTGTATCTATCACCTCCATAATTTCTAGGTAGGTTTGTTTGTGTGCTTCGTAATGCTCGGGGTGTATTTCAGACACCAAGTTTATATTAGGAAAAGCGAAAGGGAATGTGGTAGCGTAGGAGTTTATAGACGAATAGAGGGCGACATCGGCGACCACTTGGAACGGACAGTTTGTAAAGTTATATTTATTATTTTTAAAGTATTTGCCGACCAGTATCTTAGCACCTTCTCGGGATATAATATACATACCTGTAGATGGTAATAGGTATCTCCATTTAATAAACCGCATATTATGTGCGACTGACAGTTCATACAGGGTTTTAACAGTAGCCCCGTATAAAATCAGCAACTGAACCAGTTGAGCGTCAGGGGGCAGTTCGCTAATCAACTTGTTATAATTGATATCAAAAGGTATCACTATGTCATCTTCCATTACCACGAACCACTCGTTGTCAGCGTCCTTAAGCCCCTCAATCATCGCCTTAATATGGCTGGATATACAAGCGTATTCATATTCGCACCGGACGCATCCTGGGTGCTTACAGGTTAAAGGACGCTTATCTTCTAGCACCTCCTCAAAGTCCTTTGGTGTTATAGCAGGTATCCTTACATTTTCTAACTTATTGTTTTTAAACTGTTCTTCCATAAATGCTCGTCGGTCGTTAGCGGTGCCGACATCAGTATTACCAGTCTTATCTATATTAATCCAGTAATGCTTCATATGTGGTCGCTAGCGGTTAGCAATATAGTAATATCTCCCAGTATTCCTTATATATTCTTCGCATATCCTTTATATATTCTTTGCGGCTATTTAGCATATAAGCAATCTATTTGTTCTGTGATACATAGAATATATTATTTTTGTTATTATAAATTAAATGAAACTAGAACTTAAGAGGTTTGACCCTGCGAGGATTAAGGGTGACTCGGTAGTTACCTTTATCGGCAAGCGTAATACTGGTAAAAGTTATTGTATGAAAGATATCCTCAGCCATAACAAGGATATACCTGTGGGCGTTGTGGTATCGCCTACAGAACGGGCGAACGGCTACTTTGAGAAGTTTATCCCGAAGATGTTGATATACGACGAACTGGAGGAGAAGTTGATAAGCAAGTTCTTAACACGCCAGATAAGCATAACGAACGAGCGAAAGCGGGATATGGCTAAGCACGGCAACTCCTCAATAGACCCACGAGCCTTCTTGATATTAGACGACTGTATGTATAACAAGTCGGCGATGACCGACAAGAACATTAGGTGTATCTTTATGAACGGGAGGCATTACAAGATATTTCTTTTAATCACTATGCAGCACGGTCTAGGATTGCCGCCGGATTTGCGTTCTAATATTGACTATGTATTCATATTTCGTAATAATATAGTTAAGGAACGAGAGAAGATATACAATCATTATGCGGGTATGTTCCCGACATTTGATGTGTTTAACCAAGTGATGAACCAGTGCACCGAGAACTTTGAGTGCCTTGTTATAGATAATAAGGTTCAGTCTAACAATATATCAGACATCGTATTCTGGTATAAAGCACAGGACATCAATTACAAGATGTGTTCCCACGACCTATGGGAGATGCAATCGCTACAAGACCAGAGAGACTTAATGGGGCTTACAAATGAAGAAGGAGAAGACATAGAGGATTATGACCCAGGTGTCTTTGTTAAAAAGAAAAACTCTAAACTCATTAAAGTTAAGAAGCAGACCTATTAGGATTACATAGGCTATGCTATTATATAGCAAGGCATTTGTCAAACAATTCTAGGCATTTATCACCGCAATAAAGGTCGCATATATCGCATTTTTTTACCACAGTATTACATTTCTTACATACGAATATAGTATTTGTATATATGATGTTATCAGCAGAATAGCAGAGAAAACAGTAAGATGACTTTCTAACCATTAACATCTTTATTTTAATATTCAATATTATAATATAGTTATATATTTATATACCTATATATCTTTCTTAGAAGAAACTGGGCTTCTTGGTTTTATTGGTAGCTTCTTTAATATGTATTTTTTTTATTAGACTGATATCTGTAATATTGCTAACTGCGCTACGAGCGCTAGAGGCACTCGCGACGCTAGCTACGCTTACTACGCTTATAGCGTCATCATCTTCATTATCGTATTTACCGCTTGCTGCTGCTGCTCCTGCCTCATTCTCATACCTTTTCTTATACGCTGTATTTTCCTGAGACAAAGAATGGTAGTCATCTTTAATACTATTCCATTCTTTGCGAATATTATCAGGCACTTCCCTCGCTTCCCTATTGTCTGTCGCTTCCCTCGCTTCGCTATCCTCTTCTTGCTTATTTGTTTGTTCGCCGCCACCGCTAGAGAATGCCTTAAATAGTATTTCTTGCGGTTGCTTATTATACACTTCATTACTATTTTTTGTTAATGGTATATCTGGTATATCTACAATATTATTTATTTTACTATATTCAGGCTCTTCCTGTTCTTTTAAAACAGTTATAGGTATCTTATCTTCTTCATTATCTTCTTTCTTATCTTCTTCGTCTTCTTCGTCATCTTCATCTTCGTCATCTTCATCTTCGTCATCTTCATCTTCATCTTCGTCATCTTCATCTTCGTCTTCGTCATCTTCGTCTTCGTCTTCGTCTTCTTCATCTTCTTCATCTTCTTCTTCGTCTTTTTCATCTTCCTTCTCCTCCTCCTCTTCGTCTTCATCTTCCTTCTCCTCCTCTTCGTCTTCCTCATCCTCCTCATTACTAGCGTTAGCTTTGCTTTCTTCGCTGTCTGCTTTGGCTTTCTTTGCGTTTTTATTCACTTTTTCAATAGAGGCTGTTTTGTTAGGCTTTTTTATTTTATTAGCAATCTCCTTATCATCTTTTCTACTTTCGCCTTCTTCGCTTTTGTCTTCTTCATCGCTATCTTCGCTAGCATCACTAGCATCATTAGCATCATCACCGCTAGCATCTCCACTACCGCCTCCAGTATCCTTAAATTGTTTAACATTACCTGTTAGGTTATCTTCAATCTGTTTAAAGATTTCATCAAAAGGCACGAAGTCTCTAAAGGTCTTCTTTATAATTGCCCTGATATTTTCTTCAATTATATTGAGGTTGTTTTGGTATTCAGCATCCTTAATGTTGTTTCTATTATATAAGTAAGCGTTCTTCCAAGAGAAAGACGCAGCATTTATATAGCATTTATGGACGAAGTCTTCAGGATTAGGTATCTTTATTTTAATGTTATCAAACTGCTCTCTATACTCATATATCTTTATCTTTATAGTGGTAATAATGATGATTTTAATAAGGTTAGACAGGTATTTACATTTGGTATATTTAACAATCTTCTTATATTCATCACTAACTATGTTATTGTTCCATTTGCGGATACTATAGAGTTCATTCTGGAACCCTTTTAGCCCCTTTTTTTCTTCCATCATTTCAGTATATATAGCATATATTCTTTTAGATATAGCGACACTAAGAATATCTTGTATGTGTTCTATATATTCGTTTCGTGTATCAATTAAACCTTCCATATATATTTAGTAATTTACAGTATCCCTTATATATACAAAAACCTATAAAATAAGGGTTGTTAGAATGGATGCTATTGTAATACTTGGTATCTTCTATAAAGGATGTAGGTAAGTGGTGTCATAAAAAGGATAATACTAGGTATGTTTAGGGAATAAATAATAGTTTATAAGATAATAGAAATAATAAATAATAGTAATAGAAGTATGCTAAGTATTACCATTAGTGGTGTCATAAAGAATAAAAAAGAATATTACTAGGTATGTTTAGCGAATGCTAGCAAAGGTTAGAAGAACTTAGAAACTTTTAGAGAATTTTAGAAAAATAAAAAGTTGTAAAAGTTTTTAGAAATAGTAAAAGTTTATAAGTTTATAAAAAGTTAAGTAATAATTCTAGACATCTTCTATAACCATTATAGGTATCTTCTATAACCATTATAGGTATCTTCTATAACCATTATAGGCATCTTCTATAACCATTATAGGCATCTTCTATAACATAACCTAGTATCATCTAGTATCATCTAGTATATGATGCGGGATATCGCATAGTATATAAGGAAATATTGCGCGGTAAGCAAAGCATACCTAGCATAAATATTCTTAATATATGATGCGATATATCGCATAACACAACCTATCATA